AAAAAAATGTAATAAATTTAAATTAAGAGATATAAAAGCATAATTGCATTTTTTATTTATAACAATGTTTAAAGATAAAACATCAAAAAAACGATTACAAAATATAGATATAAATAAAGGTGATTTATCAACGTTAGATGCTATGCATAATAAATTTATAAATAATTATAACAAAAAAATTTTAGATAATAAAAAATATAATGATAAAATTAAAAATTTAGAAGATATTAGCAAAAAACTTAATGATGATATTATTAAATATAATAATTTAAATCCAAATTTAAAAAACGATGAATTATATAAATCTTTATGGAATAGTAATATAGAAATTAAAGAAGAATTAAAAAAAATTCAAAATGAAATTAATAATATCAATGATATTGATGAAATAGAATATTATGAAAATACAAGTATCATATTATTTAATTATTATGAAATGTTAGAAAAACAATCATCAAAATCATCTTCAAATATTCCTATAACAACTCCTTCAATTAACAAATATAAAACAAAATCTATATTAGAATCATTTAATTTAAATTTTAATAATACTGATAATTCTAATCCTAATAATAATAATAATAATAATAATAATAATAATAATAAAATTGATAATGATTCAAATTATTTAAATAATATAAATAATGATGATAATGATGAAGAAAAAATTATAGAAAAGAGTGATTTAGTGGATCAATATTTATCAATAACAAATAAATATTATGTTAAAAAGACAGAACAAGAAATTAATAATGAAATTTGTTATAAATGTAATTGTTCTTTAATATGTCTTCAACAAGATGCAATAATGATTTGTAGTAATTGTGGTTATCAAGAATTATTATTAGTAGAACAAAATAGACCTATATTAAAACAAAATACAAAAGATACTTCGCATTTTAGTTATAAAAGAATTAATCATTTTAGAGAATGGTGTAATCAAGTACAGGGAAAAGAAAGTACAGATATTCCTAATGATGTATTTGAAAAAATATTGAATGAAATTAAGAAAGAAAAAATAATAGATACTAAAAAAATAACATATACAAAAATGAGAGAAATATTAAAAAGATTAAGAATAAATAAATATTATGAACATATCAATTATATTATAAATAGAATTAATGGAATACCAACTCCACAATTTTCACCAGAATTAGAAGAAAAATTATGTTCTATGTTTAAAGATATTCAAGGACCATTTTTAAAACATTGTCCGAAAGATAGAAAAAATTTTTTATCATATAGTTATGTCCTATATAAATTTTTTCAAATATTAGGACTTAATGAATATCTAAAATTTTTTCCATTATTAAAAAGTAGAGAAAAATTATATATTCAAGACCAAATATGGAAAAAAATATGTGAAGAATTAAATTATAAAATTATTCCATCTCTTTAATTTTAAGCAGGACCAAAACCAACTAATCTAAAACCGGTACCTAAACCAACACCTTGACGGGCGCCAGCAGCAATAGAAGGAGAAAGTAAATCAAATAATGAGAATAAGCAAGCAGCAGTTAATGCTATCATCCATATTTCACTAAATTGTAATTTTTGCTCTGGTAATAAATAAGCTGCTAATGCTACAACTATAGCTTCAATAGCATATTTTATTATGCGTATTAAAGCTTCCCATATATCAAAACTATAAGTTGGTTGATTCATATTAATTATATTATACTATTATAATAAAAAGAAATTATTATTATTTAAAAATTACTTATTAATAAATAATTATTTAAAATAAATTATGAATATAAATAGAAATTTAATTATTAGTGGATTTTGTTTTTTAAATTCATATATAATATTAAAAATAAATGAAATTGATATTATTAAAATTTTATTTAATGATTAAAAATTATTAAAAATTATTAAAAATTATATAAGATTATATTAAATAGAATTATATATAAATGTCAGAACCAGAACTTGTAACAACTAAACAAGAAGATTTTTTAGATGAAGATAAACCAATTAGAGGACAAAATTATGCATTAATTTCTTTTTTAAGTCCTGAAGATGTTTTGAAAGATAAAGAAGTTTATTATTTCTCTAAATTTCTTGATAAATTTGGTAAAGATATGAAAACACTTCTTGATTCACTTGAAAATAAATATCCTGATAGTGCTGATTTAGTTAAAACAATTAAATCAAATCATGAATATATTTTTAATAGTGATGAATTAGACGAACAATTTAAATTCTTTAAATCTGTTAATTCTGTAGATATTGAGGCAGAATATCATAAAAATAATAATTTTAAAACTTCAATGCGTGGAGTTAAAATTCGTGGTGTTTTTGATACTGTTGATGAAGCTAAAAAGAGAAGTGAATTCGTTAAGAAATTTGATAATAAATTTGATATTTATATTTGTCAAGTTGGTTGTTGGGTTCCATGGTCACCAAATCCAAATGATTTAACAGACCAAGAATATTCAGAAACTCAACTTAATACATTAATGAAACAATATAAACATAATATTGAAGTTAAAGATGAAATTTTTGAGGAAAGAAAGCGAAATATGATGAGTTCTGCTAAAACAACTTCAGAACAACTTGAAGAAGTAGATCCATGGACTGCTTCTCATTCACAAACTGTTGATGTTAAAGAAGAGAAACAAGAAGAAGATAAACAAGAAGCACCAGAACAAGTTTCAGGACCTGCAGATGATCTTAATCCTGATTATTTGAAAAGAACTCTATCATAAATTTTTTTTTATTTTTATATTTTCATTAAATAAAAATGAAATCAATAGCATTATTTATTTTATTTGTTGGAGCAGTTTTAATTATTAAAGGATATTATGAAAATAAATATAGGAAAATAGAAAGTGAAAATAATAAAACTTATATTAAATATTTACCAATTAGTGAATACGAACAAACATTATCACCACAAGAAGAATTAAGTCAATTTTATAAAGGTATGTTTGAATTAACACAACCAAATATATATGATTATAAAAAATTAAATTAATTATTTATATTAAAATGAATATCGGTTTTATATTAATAGACAATATAAATAATAAGATAGATTTAGATAAAATTAAATTGATGGAAGCAATAGGAAATTATAATAAAAATAGGCATTTAATTAAAGAAAAAGAATTGAAAAAAATAGAAGAATATAAAAATAAATATGAATTACCGAGAAAAAATAATGAAGATAATTATAATAAATATATAATTAATTATAATAAAAAATATAATACATGGATGCAAACAAGAACTGTTAAAGATTTATTAGAATTAGTATTAGTAAAAAAACCAATATTTCAAGAAGTTCCAGATATTTATACTGCTTTTCCTAAATAATTAAATAATTAAATTTTTAATAATTCATCTTCTATATTAACTACTTTATATATGAAATCATATAACCACCAGAAAAATGTTTTAATTATATTACCAAAATAATCAAATGTTTGTATTAATATTATAAACATATTATATGGAATAAAAAATACAGTAATAATTCCTTGTATTATTGTTATTATTAAACCTATTATAGGAATAAATGTATTTTTGAAAAATTTAAAATAAGTTGAATATTTAAATATAGTGCAATATATAAATGCTATAAATAAATATATTAAAAATATAAATGTTAATGTAAAAAGAAATTTAATTAGTATTCTTGGATTAGTAACTAATCTTATAGTAGGACTAATAATAAAATTAAAAAAAGATGTAGAAATATTAGCTATAATATTCATTTATTTATTATAAATAGAATAATAATAAAGAAATGGAAGAACCACAAGGAGAATTTAAATTTAATTTTTTAGCATTTATAATAGCATTTGGTATAGGTATTTTATATGTTTATATATCAACACCCAAAGCAAAAATAGTAATAAAATATCCAACACCTTATAATTCTAATAAAATAGTTTATAGAAATGATAATGATATCTGTTATAAATATAATGTGGAAGAAGTTAAATGTACGGATAATGCAATTGATCAACCATTAATTTAATTAAATAAATAATATTTAAATAGAATCAATAAATGAATATTAGATACGTTATAGATAGATTATTTTATACTGAAATAGGACAAATAATAGTTAGTGCTATTTTTGGGATTTCATTAGCATTAATATTTAATAGAGTATGTAAAGATAATTGTGTTTTATATTTTGCACCAAAATATGATGAAGTAAATAATAATATATTTAAAATTGAAGATACCTGTTATAAATATAAAATGGTTAATGCTTTATGTAATGATAAAGCATTATCTCAATATGAAGGTAATAATGCTCCTTCTAATCAAATAAAAGAAAAATCAATATTTGATAAATTATTTGCGTAATTATTATATTTTTATATAAATTATAATAAAATAAATATGCAACAACAACAACCGCCACCATCTAAAATTCAAAATAATATGATTACTGAAATAGATAAAATACCATTAAAAACAAATGATATTGTTTCAACAGATGATATGAATGACCCATTAGTAAAAGATGTATTAAATGAATTTGAAAATGAACTATTATTGAATAATAATAATAATAATAATAATAATAATAATAATAAACCAAAAAATAATTATCAAATTAATAATAATAATGAATTTAATCCTAATTTAAATACGAATTTAAATACAAATAATGAACCATTAATAGTGCAACAACAACAGCAACAAATAAATAGGAATAAAAATAATAAAATAAATAAAATAAATTATTTTGATGAAATATTAATTAATAAATCATTTATTATATGTATAATAATAGCAATAATAATAAATCCATATATATATGCAACAATAATTAATAATTTACCAGAAAATATATCTGTAATATTTGAAACATATAATTATATAATTAAATTAGCATTAATATTTATAGCTATTTATTTATTAATGATTTATAAAGTACTGTAATTATTATAATTATTATCAAACGCAGTTAAATTATTAATACTTAATCCTTGTATTCCTCCGTAAGAATTATCATATGTTTTAATATCTTTATTATATTCTTTATCGTCAAATATATTATTTTGTGCTGATTTTAATAATTCATTTGAAACTGATGGAATAATACTAGAATTTGGCATTGAATTATAATTATTATTAGAATAGGGTTCATAAGAAATTAAATTATTATTACTTTTATTTTCAGGTACTGATGGATTAAAAATATAATTAAATAAACTATTTAATGGCGAAGATTGATTATCATTCATAAATGTTTCTTTATTTTTATTATCTGTATTATTTTTATTTTTATTTTCATTATTTAATTTTTTTTGATAAAATTTAAAATAAATAGTTAAAAATATTAAACCTGTTAAAAATCCAACTAATTCATCAACTGCTAATATTATAAATATTATTATTAATGCTATAAATAATTGATTTACGGCAGTATTAATAATAATTGGAACGTCATAATCCAGTATTATTACAAATAATAATACTACTAATAAAAAAATGCGTAAAAATTCTATAACCATCTATTATATAAATTATATATAAAAAATAATTATATAAATAATATTTGATATGACTACAAGTTTAAGTAATAGGGGTTATGGAATTAAAAAAACAAAAGAAAATGAAGAATTAATTGAAAAAATTAAGAAAGAATTATTAATTACCCCTAAAATTGCTTTAAATTCTTTTAA